ACGAGCGCGACGCCAGGCAGGAAGAGGCGGGAAAGCGCATCGCCGAGCTCGAAGACCTGCTGAGCCAGCTCGTCAACGCCGTCACCGTCTACCGCACAGGTGCAACAAATCACGCCATCGGGCAGGCTCAAGGGGATATGGCCGAAGTTGCGGATCTGGCTCAGGCGTTTTTGCACACGGGGAGCGTCTGATGCTCGATTGCATCCCAGAAGCGCCAAGTCTGAGATACTTGTCAGTTTGCAGCGGGATAGAGGCCGCCAGCGAAGCGTGGCGCCCTCTCGGCTGGCAACCCGTCATGCTGTCCGAGATCGAGGCGTTTCCCCGCGCCGTCCTCAAGCACCGCCATGGCGCTGTTGATGTGCGCGAAACCTGTGCGGCGGGACAGGGTGTCCCCTTGTGGGGCGACTTTACAGCAATACGCCCTCGCCACTTCAGACGGCTTGGAATACCATTCCCGGAAATTCTTGTTGGTGGATGCCCCTGTCAAGCATTTTCTATTGCAGGTCTGAGAAAATCCCTTGATGATGATCGAGGAAATCTTACGCTACAGTTCATAAGGCTTGCTCATGCCCTCCGCTCAACTGGATTTCTTCGCGGGTTCCTCTACGAAAACGTTCCAGGAATCCTCAGTACGCCAGACAACGCCTTCGGCTGTTTCTTGGGAGGCGCTGTCGGCGCAGATGACGCCCTCCTACCGTGCCCCCGTCCAGCGGTCGGCAAGTCGGGACCATGCTGGCGGTGGGATGCAAAAACAGAAAAGCACATCCCAAGCTGGCCAAGTTACGGTATGGTTGCCGGACCTCTCTCACGGCTTGCATGGAGGGTTCTCGACAGTCAATGGTTTGGAGTCCCCCAACGACGCCGTCGCGTGTTCGTTGTCGCAAGTTTTGCAGACGGATTTGATCCAGCAGAAATACTTTTTGAGCCCCGTGGCCTGCGGAGGAATACTAAGGCGCGCCAAAAAACGAGGCAAGATTTTGCCGGAACAATTGGATCACGCACTTCGTCAGGTGGCAGATACGGGGCCGGTTTCGAATACGGGGGGGGTGTCGTCGCTGAAACCCTCCGCGCGGGAGGGAACCGCACGGGCGGCGACCGTCCACCAGGGACAGACGCCGACACCGCCGCAACATATCTCATCCCTGTTGCCTTTGGAGGCAGCAACACCAGCGGCCCTATCGAAGTCGCCACAGCCGGAGGAGGCAGCGAGACGCTGATCGCATTCAACTCCCGCGAAGATCCCGTAACAACCGGGGATGTGGCGGGCGCGCTCGGTTCATCAAGTCCGCAGGCTCAGGCAATTGCCTTTTCCTGCAAAGACTATGGCGCTGACGCTGGCGAAACCGCGCCGACGCTTCGCGCAATGGGCCATGCCGGAAGCCATGCCAACGCGGGCGGACAACTCGCGATAGCTGTGAGCTTACGAGGCCGGGAAGGCGGCGCCACGGCGGAACTGTCGGGCGATGTGATGCCCGCGCTGCGGACTGGTGGCGGCGGCGGAGACAAACCGCATGCACTGACACAGATGGGCGTGCGGCGACTAACCCCCGTCGAAGCGGAGCGTCTCCAAGGATTTTCCGATAACTACACGCGCATTCCGTGGCGCGGCCGTCCAGAAGAGGAGTGCCCAGACGGGCCGCGATATCGCGCCGTAGGGAACTCGATGACCGTCGATGTGATGCGCTGGCTTGGGCAAAGAATTGATAAATCACAAGAAAAAAGCAGAAAAAAATGAAACTCACCCTAGAACGCGGCGATCTTCTCAAAGCATTGAACCACGCAACATCCGTGGTCGAGAAACGCACGACCATCCCCATCCTCACCCATGTGATGCTTATTGCAGAGGGATGCGTGCTGCAACTCAAGGCCACGGATCTTGACATTGAGATCGTGGAAACCGTAAAGGCCGAGATCACAGCGCCTGGCGGCTGCACGGTGTCAGCTCACATGCTGCACGACGTCGTCCGCAAGCTACGAGATGGGGCGGAGATTGAACTGACGATCAGCAAGGACGAAAGCCGCCTCCAACTGAAGGCCGGAACCGCCCGCTTTTCGCTCGCTGCGCTATCCCGCAACGACTTCCCCGACCTAGGCGCCAGCGAGTTGCCCCACAGCTTCAGCCTCCCCGCCAAGGATCTCGCCAAGCTGATCACGAAGACCCGCTTCGCCATATCAACGGAGGAGACGCGGTATTATCTGAACGGCATTTACCTGCACGTCGCCCAGAACGCCGTCTCCGTTCTGCGCGCGGTTGCGACGGACGGCCATAGGCTGGCGCAGATCGACGTGCCGTTGCCCGTGGGTGCGGAGGGCATCCCCGGCGTGATCGTACCCCGCAAGACCATCGGCGAGATGCTGAAGCTGATCGCGGACATGGACGGTGATGTTGGCCTGGAGTTGTCCCAAAACAAGATCCGCATCACCACACGCGCGGCGGACGGTTCACCTCAAGTGATCCTCACTTCCAAGCTGATCGACGGATCATTCCCGGATTACACCCGTGTGGTCCCCGCTGGCAACGACAAGGTGATGCAGGTGCGGAACTCCGATTTCATTCGTGCGGTGGATCGAGTATCGACGCTGTCGGCGGACAAAGGGCGGGCTGTGAAGCTCACCATTGGGCCGGACAACCTGACCCTCTCCGTCAACAACCCGGACTCGGGCTCGGCTGTGGAAGAACTTCCGGCCGTCTACACAGACGCACCGCTGGAGATCGGCTTCAATGCCCGGTATCTCCTGGATATCGCCGCCGAGATCGAGGGCGGACACATCATCTTCGTTCTGTCTGATCCTAGTTCGCCGACTATCGTGAAAGATGAAGGTAACGATGCGGCGCTTTATGTACTGATGCCGATGCGCTGTTGAAGTAACACAACCTTCAGACGATAAATATATACCACAAAACGCGATACTATGATACTGTTTCGACGGAGCACACAGGAGAATTTAATCATGAGTACAAAGATAGAATGGACTGACAATACGTGGAACCCAATCATTGGATGTTCAAAACTGTCTGACGGTTGTAAAAACTGTTATGCCGTTACAATGGCTAATCGCCTGTCACACAACCCGAGCACGCCGCAATACACAGGGCTTACGCGCAGCGCCACCACATGGTCTGGAGAAACACGCCTTGTCGAGAGTGAACTAACGAAGCCGCTTAAGTGGCAACGCGGGCGCCGCATCTTCGTGTGCTCAATGAGCGACCTGTTCCACGACGCCACGCCAGACGAATGGATTGATCGCGTGTTCGCAGTCGCGGCGCTGTGTCCGCAGCACACGTTTCAGATCTTATCTAAAAGACCAAAGCGCATGCTCGAATATTTCACTAAGCCACACAGGCCAGGGCAGTTTCTCACCGTGCTTGATGGCGGAGAGATTATCGACACGCCGTCCGCAAGCGTCCGCGCTCATTCAGCCATGTGCGATTTGCTTCCGACAGTTCCGGCCGATGCCCTCAACCGCGCGGTCCGCCTCATAGATGAGCGGGACGGCGAGGGCGATGGGTTCATAAGGCGCTGGCCACTCCCGAATGTATGGCTGGGCGCGACCGTGGAGAACCAAGAGGCTGCAAACGAGCGCATTCCGCTCTTGCTGAAAACTCCTGCGGCCAAGCGCTTTATCTCCGTCGAGCCAATGCTTGGTCCAGTTGATTTGAACGGCATAGACGTTGATGGCGACCACGTCATGGACGCACTCAAGTCGATCTCATGGTGCGAGTCCTGGGAACGGGATTGGTCTCCAGAAGCCACCGGCGTCCCATTTGAGGAAGCGCGGGAATACTACATCGACGAGGGCGGCGTATGGCCCCCAACTGACGAGCGTGGCGCCTGTCTTGACTGGGTCATCGTTGGCGCAGAAACCGGCCCAAAGAAGCGCCTCATGGACCCGGCTTGGGCTCTTGACCTCCGCGACCAATGCGCAAGCGCTGGCGTGCCGTTCTTCTTCAAGAAGGACTCCGATGGGCGGCGCGAACTTGATGGCGAGGTCTGGGAGCAGTTCCCCGGCGCCGTGAAGATCGCGGCGGAATAGCGCCTTTGTGTGCTGCCCACCATACACAACGGCGTTTGTGTATGGCCGAAACGCAAAAGCCAGACACAAAGCCGCTGGCGGTCCTGCTGCTGATCACTCGCGCCGACGATCCGAAGTTTTCGGCCACCGCAACGTGGCTAAAAGACGTTGGTCCGTGGCGATGCGTGGATTGCTCCGTGTCTATGGCGTGGATGCGGAAGACTGAAGTTCGGGCGGCGCATGCAAGGCTGAAGAACGAAGGATATGTGTGGGAGAAAATCGGGGGCGTTGTTAGAGTTTTGAGTTGATGGCATCGCGCCAATACTGTAGCATATTTTGACAAATTGCAGGAGATATATTTATGATCACCACAGGCACACAAGAGATTGCCGACGAAATCGCCCTTGATGCTGACAAGAAGGCTGTAGTGTTAAGGAAAATTCACGAAATGTGGCACGCCATGACGACTATGCATGATGCCGTGAAGCCGCGCGGTTGCATAGACCCCTCGCTGGCGCGCAATCTGCTAAAATGCTCCGGGTATTACCTGAGCGACCTGGGCAAGGTGCTCGGCATCGAGACGGAGACATCCCGAGAGATCGAAGAGCGCCACGCCGCGATCCGGGCGGCTAATGCTCGCGTCCATGAGTTGGAAGCCATGATTGGCGGCCAACAGTCTCCGCAGGCTATCCAGATGGGCATAAAGTCCATGTGCGACCGGCTCAATAAATGGTGGGATCTGGAGGGCTTTGGCCACATTCCCCACATCCGCTTTGGGCAATGGGCTTGTGAGGTTAAGTTTTCCTGCATGTTGCACGGCGACTTTCACCTGATAAACTCAACTACACCAGTTTCCGATAAAGAACGCAGGCGGTTGTGGCTGGAAAGCCTGACAAATCGCGGCTTCGTTTTGCTTGACGACAGCGGTGATGACTATATTCTTGATTGCGACCAGAGCCGGAAGACATTGATCGAACTATTCAACGTCAGACTACCGTCTGCAAAGGTGTTTTCATTCGAGAACCACAGTCGCAAAGGCCAACAGTTCGCGCTCCGCGACGTCACGGTGATGGTTCACGACATTGCCGAGATCGCAACGCTTCCGGTCCCCGACGCCAAGCATGGGGTGGCCGCATGACCAACACAAAAACCACAAGAACACGGCTCGCCAACGAACTCCGCGAAGTCGCCAAGATGGCCAATGCCACCAATGCGGAGAAGTACGAGGCGTTCGCGAAACGCGCCGAGACTGGCGAGTTCGATGATTATGCCGATACACACGTCTGCCCCGTGACCCAGCTTTACACAGAGTTGATGGCTGCGGGATTTACGAAGTTTGCCTCCCGTGTCGCCGATGGTGAATTCGACGCCACTAAAGAAGAGTCCGATGTTTGGGCCATGAGCCCGCAAGGTCAAGCGGCGTTTCGTGAATTGCCTAAAGAGATGCGGATAGCGATGTTCGGCGAAGACCCGTTGATACCGGACGTGAAGCACTGATTTGGCGAAACAATCGACACGACAGCCTGATACGTCGAAAAACTTGAGGAAAATCGACATGTTTGATCTTGAAGAAACATGCGCCCCGTGCCCGATCTGCAAGACCGAGGACAACGTAAGCCGGGAGATCAACGGCGACGCGCGTTTCCTCCGTTGTGCGTGCGGACACACTGGACCGAAGGCCACCACAGACGCCTCCGCAACCCTGATGTGGAACGAACTGGCCAAGGGGATCGCCCAGCGTGACGCAGGGACCGCGATTGTCACAGATCGATTTCCGGACACGGGAACGCCGCCGGTGGACGCCAAAGACTGGGTTCGGGAAATGACGGAGAAACGGGCCGAAGCCGGGATTTTCCTTCCGGTTCGGCTCGATGCGGCAGTCAAGATAGAGGGGGTGGCGTGATGATCGAATTTCTCGTTGCCGATAACTTCCGTCAGGCAGACAACACCGCCTCCATCGACTGGGGATGGAAGCGCACACGCAATGACGCGTGGCTCCGCCCGGCAGACGAAACCGGCCCGGAAGCCGAGGTGAAGTTCCTGCCGTTCCCCTACGATGACTTATGCGGACGGCGCGAGTGCATTGTCCACGTTGGATGGTTTGCAGAACAGAAGAGGGAGAGCGCGGCGCGGTCGGCGGTTCTTGATCGCGGCGCCGCCATCGGGCGGGCGTGGGATGTGTGGGACGCTACTAAATTGTACGGAGGCGACCAATGACCGACGCCCCACAACGAGCCACAACCACCATCACCACGCGCAAGCTTCCTCACAAGCCGAGCGCCGCCGAAGTCCTGCGCGGTATTGAGCGCCTGATCGAGCAGCGGACGATGAAGCTGCGCCGGGACTTGGCGAAAGAGCGGATAGCGCGGAGGGCGGCGCGATGATCGACGGCCCCAACGAATGCGTTTTCCTTGCCGCAATGGCGACCGCTATTGCCACTTCCTGGTGGAACGTCCTGAAACCGAAGCAGAAGCCAGCGAAGTCACGGCCTCCGCGAGACGTGCGGCTCGTGGTGCTGAAGTTGGAAGCCATCAATCTGTGGGTGATCCGCAGTCCTGATATGCCAAACTTGCGGACAACATGTCGAGGAAGAGCGGATCTTGTGCGTGCCTTAGAGCAAGCAGGATGCCGAGTTGATCCTGATGCTGCAAAGCTACTGGAGGCGCCGCGATGATCCTCCCATCCCAGTCCATCCGAGCCATGATCCAGGACGGATACATCGACGGCGTCTGCAACGTAAACCCAAATCAGGTGCAGCCCGCGAGCCTGGATCTGCGCCTGTACAAAAAGGCATGGCGCGTCCCCGCGTCTTTCCTTCCCGGCGCTGGCGTGCGAGTGGCGACGCTGCTCAACGATATCGCCCTGCACGAGATCGACCTTCGCCCCGGCGCCGTGCTCGAAACCGGATGTGTCTATGTCGCCGAACTCCAGGAATATCTATCGCTCGCGCCTGACGTCTCGGCGCTGGCCAATCCCAAAAGCTCCACCGGGCGGCTTGATGTGTTCGTGCGCGTCATCACCGATTTCGGGACCGCGTTCGACAAAGTGCCGGACGGCTACGACGGCCCGTTGTACGCGGTGATTTGTCCTCAGACATTCCCGGTGATGGTGCGGACTGGCTCAAGGCTGGCGCAACTGCGTTTCGTGCGTGCGGCCGAGTTGGCGGAAACTGCGCGTCGTAACCAACTCGTTTCCATCGGGCTGGCTGGCGCTGGCGTCGTTGGCTACCGCGCCAAGCGCCACACTGGGCTGATCGACATTGACCGCGTTGGCGGATACGACGCGGCGGATTTCTGGGAGCCCGTCACCGCGCGCGGAGACCGCATCACCATCGACCCAGATGAATTTTACATCTTGGCGTCGAAAGAGGCCGTCAGTATTCCTCCGACGCACGCCGCCGAGATGGTCCCGTTCAATCGGCTGATGGGCGAGTTCGTCAATCATTACGCAGGTTTTTTCGACCCTGGCTTTGGCTGGAGCGAAGCAGGCGGCGCCGGAAGTCGTGCCGTCCTGGAAGTCCGCAGCCACCAAACGCCGTTCATCCTCGAAGATGGGCAGACAGTCGGAAGCCTCGTTTTCGAGCGGCTGGCTGAAGTCCCAAGCCAGATTTACGGCGCGCGCATCGGCTCGCACTATCAGGCGCAGGGTTTGAAGTTGTCGAAACATTTTCGGGATGAGCCAGCACAATGAAGCATTCGCTGATCCAGGCGCTTCAGACCATCCAAAACAACGGCGGCGGGATGAGCAGGATCGCCGCCAACACATGGGCAGCGCCGCGACGGCCCGAAGTGGCGCATTCCGATGAAACGGTTGCGGAGTTGGCCCGGCGCGGCCTTGCTGTGATGTGCGGAAATTCCGCCATCGTGATGGTTGAAGCCGGAAGGGTTGCACTGATTGATTTTGAGGATGCACACGTTGGGTGATGGCGTGTCACTAGGCCCTGCCCCTGTGACACATCACAAAGCAGGCAGAAACGCGTAGCACAAGAGTTGATTTTGGAATTTTGACACAGATGTGTCGCAGAGCTTTAGGAGGAACACATGGGAGGGAAGATCGGTTACGCGCGAGTTTCAACCGCTGACCAGTCGCACGACTTGCAGATGGACGCGCTGAACAAAGCGGGGTGCCTGCGCATCTTCGTAGAAACGGCCAGCGGCGCCAAGACGGACAGACCGGAACTTGCCAAGGTGCTGGACTACCTGCGGCCCGGTGACACGCTCGTGGTTTGGAAGCTGGACAGGCTGGCTCGCACAGTCAAGCAGCTCATCGAAACGGTGGCTGCACTGGACGCCAATGGCGTTCACTTCGTCTGCACGACGCAAGCGATCGACACATCAACCCCAATGGGGAAGATGTTCTTTCACATCCTGGCTGCCTTGGCGGAGTTCGAGCGCGATATGCTGCGCGAGCGCACCAATGCCGGAGTTGCGGCGGCAAGGGAGCGGGGCAGGATCGGCGGGCGCCCTAAAGTCGATGCGGCCAAAGTCACTCAGGCTCTGGCCATGGTCCAGGGCGGAATGTCCGTCACGGCGGCGGCTGGAGCGGTCAATATCTCTCGGGCGACGCTTAAGAGGCGAAAATCCGGCTCAAAAGCCTACTGAAATTGAATTGAGCCAAGCCATGGTTTTGACCCACGTTTTGAGCCAGCAACAGGCGGATTTTTGAGGCGAACGGGAAGGCTTTTGGCTCTGGCTCATAAACGAGCGTTTTTGGCCGTGCTAAATTCAGAACGAAATGGACTTTGTTTCAACCACATCAGCGTCGAGTGCACACAACTTAGAAAGATTACAAATGATAACCCCAGACCACATCCTCAGCGCCGCCGACATCGCAAAGCTCCGCGCCGCTGGCTTTGCCGTCGTCCCCTGCGAGGCGACAGAGGCCATCGTCAACGCTTGCGGCGATCAACTCGACAACGGCGCTTCGCTGTACGCCGCATACCGGGCGATGGTTGATGCGGCTGAGCTTATCCACGAGCACGCGGCACAAGCGCTGGAAAACCTGAAGCAGAACGGCATTGAGCCGACAATGACCGCCGACGAAGTGCTGAAGATGACGAGAGAATAGGAGAGACCCATGACCATCGGAGACCTGCTCTCAATGAGCATTGATGAGCGAAATGCTCTCAAGAAGAAGCGTGAGCACGCCGCAAACATTCTTATCGCAGCCAAAGACGCACTCATATCCGAGTGCCATCTTGATGAAGATGCGGCCAAGCTTGTAATGGGGGCGATTATAGCTGGAGCGATCCCCAACGTTAGCGTTAAGCTTTGAGGGAGGCAGCATGACCAAAACACCACACCCAGCCCGCGCCGCCGGATGCACACCCCGCCAGATCGAGGTGTTCGAGCTGATCGCTATCGGCGATCACTTCCCGGACATCCTCAACGATGTTGAGCCAGAAGTTATTGAGGCTCTCGTACAGAAAAAGCTGATCAGCGGCGCGCCAAATAGCAAATGCTGCATGTTTGTGTCCGTGTGGGAGCAATGGAGCAGATGGCGCGGCGAGAACGTTACGGATGATGAATTAGAGGATGCTGATTTATGACTATAACATTTGAGGCTGGTAAAACATACACATGCTCTGCGTTTAATGAAGATGATCACGTTTACTCATTCGAAGTTGTACGCAGAACTGCTAAAATGATTTGGACTAAGCGCGACGGCAAAGAGAAAGAAAAGGCGTCGCGCGTTCGGCTTATAGATGGCGTCGAGGTTGCGAGTCCTATGGGGCGATACTCAATGTCGCCAACGATATGGGCATCGCAGCATGAAAAGTCCACCGCGTCCGCCACGACTGCTTAGAGTAAAAGTATGCCACGATATTACAAGGATCACTGCCTAGGGTATGATTTAACCGAAGAGCTTCCATTTTTTGAAATGGACGGAGATAAGTATATCCTAGGAAGTTCTGGCTCTTTCATTATTATCTGCACCAAATGTGGACGCGAGCGTTACCGGGAGCGGATCACTAACGAAGAACTGAGTACTCCATGTCTTTTTTGCCACGGCAAGATGGAGCCCCACACATTCGATAACTTAGAACGGTATCGAAAACTCTGGGGAAAAGACGTGGTTCCAACATCAGAACTCAAGGCTGCACGCATTAAGCAAGAAACGGGACACCCGTGGGGCTGGAAATTTGGAAACAAGACAGAGGCTGATTTTCCGCTTGGATATGCCGTGGAATTTCATAGGTTTCTTGAGGAAGTGGAGGATGAGGAGTGACCACACGCAACGATCAGTTTAAGGCGTTCATGGACAATAGCTTGATCGAAGCCGAGATCTCTAGGGCCGTCAAATCCGGCTGGCATGAGATCAGCACGGCCTTCGATGGCTTGGTGTTTCAACACAAGACGGCGGCGCAAACTGTCGGCCTTCCCCGCACGTCTATGTTCGCCAAGAAGAGCGACGAGGTCCCCGGCTTCACCTGGAAGGCGTGGTTCCCGCGATCCAGTCCGTTGCTGGACATGGCGAAGAAGGTGGTGACGGCATGACCATCGCCCCCGCCACAGACGAGGTCTCCCGCTGGCTTACGCTTGAGCGTGTTGGCCTATCCCAACTCGTGGAGTGGTCGATGTTCGACAACCGCGACTATTGGGCGTCGTCCAGCGTCAATCAGGATGCTTGGCTCTATGGGCTGATCAGAGGCTTCATGGTTGGTGGATGCTACGACTTGGCGAATGCCGTGGCGCTGGAGACCGCTTCGCCCATGGCGATATTCAGGCGTCGCGGCGACACCACCTTGGGAAGGATCGCCCATGCCGTTGTCTATATCCCTGAAGACGGCGCCGGGGCGGATATCCTTGGCGTCCGGCCAATATCGGGCATCGTCGCCGAACTCCGCGACGCGGTTGGCGCCGTCTCCACATCGGTCGAGGCTGGCGAGCGCTGGCCAGAAGACGACACTGCCGATCACGAACGGCTGGCAAAGATCGCCGCTGGCGTCCCGTGGTTGCCAAGATCACCGCGCCGGGAGGCGACGCCGTTCGGGGAATTCGTGAGGATGACGAGCATGGCGTGCGCCCAATAATTTCAGCGGGATAGCGAAAACGCCCCGCACAGGGCCTCCCCCACAGGCGAAATCCCGCGAGGTGTCGTCACAACGGAGACACCGCTTTCGCCAGTGTGGGGCCAACGTCGCGGGGAGGTTTTGTCGCGAAAGCCGGAAGTGTCGCGGGAAATGTCGCGATCCCCCGAAAAATTCACCCGCTCCGAATTTGGGTATTTACAAACCGGCAAAATCGCGCTATGTAAATACACAGAGACAATAGCGGGGGCAGCCATGAAACTTCTTCTCAAAATAGGATTTTCAGAAAAGGACGCAGTCAAAGAACTGGCGCTCCAGGCAGGAACCCGCATCAAATATGATGGGGCGCTCAAAAGCTGGTACTGGGAAGGCGAGAGCCTGTCCGCCCTTCCTGAATGCCTCCGCCCGTACGCCCAACTCACGCAAGAAGACCGCGAAGCTGCGGACGTGTTCTATCTCTGCTACCAAGGGCAGACAACGGCGTTCCCATACGAGGTGATCAAGAGCTTCGACACGCGAGAGGCTCTCGGAGCCGAAGTTGAACGTCTGGTCCAGGAATTGGAGCGCATCGCCCCTATAGATATTCGCGAAGACCCCAGCGGTTACGAACGCGCGCGTGAAATAGGAAGCATGTATGTCGCTCAGGCTGGTAAACGCATCCGCGTTGGGAAACACATTCCCGCCGCCCACATCCGCGCGCACAACGCCATAACGAAGTGTGTCACAAATAATACTGGCCCACGCCTTCAGGCTATCTTGAAACACATTGAGGAGCAAGATCAATGACCGACGCCGATAACCGCAAAAAGCTTGCCGTGATGACCGTTCACCAGTTTAAGCCATACCGTCGCTGCATTGTTGGCGCGATCCGCTTCGCAAAGACACCAGAGCTAAAGGCGCAGTTCGAGCGCTGGGCCGTACTCTGCGAAGAAGAGGCCACCAAAAACAAGTGGTCGTTCTTCTGACTTCTTCATAGCAGACCATGCCCCACATGAGCATAGACAAGTAAATCAACAAAATTATAGGCCGACAATGGATATTCGATATAGATACAACATCATGCGCGAGTCAAACATATCGCATGACCAAGCCGAAGCCATGATTACGAAGATGTGTATCGAGCGCAACATAGGCGTCAATCGCCTTGGCGATGTTCTTGATGAGGAGTGCGCAGCATTTGACGCGGAGACAGTTCGGCAGTTCCGCCAATTCAAAATGACGCAACCGTATTTCACCAGATCGTGGGAATTCGAACTGTCCGGAGTTCAAATGGAACGGGTCTGTGTGTTGGTATCCCATGCCGTCACCGGGGAGTGGAGTTGCCGCGCGCGACGTTACTACGACGATGACGTAGAGACAGAGGTTACGAAGTCGCACATCTATGAGGCGGTGAACGCCGCCATTCAGGCTCTCTTTCCTGGTTGGGATGAGATTGGCCCTGGATGGAGCGTGGCGGAGAGGATTGGTCGCGATTTGCAGTGGGTCGGCATCCCTGTCGTGGAGCGAGTCAACGACAGGTGTCAGGTGACGGTTCATTCGTTCTGGGGAATTCCACCCATTCCCACAATGCGGCACAGCGCGCATCGCCCCATAGACGAACTGCCGTCAGAATGGGTGGGACGGCAAAGCGTCACTTAATAATTTGCGTTAGACCTGCCCACGCGCGCCGTGGGCAGAGATAAGCAAATTATTAACTACAGAGAGACCCAATGGCCCGCTCATCATACAAGTGCGCCGAATGCCCCAACGCGATCAAAGTCATGGGCCGCAACCGCGCCGCCGCCGATAGTCTGGCGAAGTGGCACGAGGATCAAGGCCACATCTGCGGGGACTGCGCGGCGAAACGGCGGGACGCGGAGAATGCGAGCGCAGCGGATGCCAATTGCGCCGATGAATTGCCTCAGCTCGTTGGCTCGCCTGCCCAGATCGCATGGGCGGAAACCATCCGGCGAGCCGTTATCGACAAGGCTCAATCCGAGGCGGACAGTGAGCCATCCGCCGAGATGGAGGCGTTCTGCCTAGCGCTACGGGCGCGGACGTTTGCGATCTGGTGGATAGACATCCGGACGCTCGATGTGGACGCAATTGCACAATCGCTGGAACCACAGATCCGGGCCATTCTGGCGCCGCCGACCGCGCAGGACACAGATCAGCATCGGGCTGAGGCTGACGCGCTATTGCTCCCCCCAGGCGAGGCGAAGAGCCGCCAAGTGGCTGAAATTTCGTTCATTTATCCAAACCTTCGCATCAAATTCGCGGACAAGCGCGACGACTTTATCGAACTCATGCACTCGTTGGATTTCACTTGGCGCCGGACACACTGGGCGCGCGAGATCAATAAGGAGACGGCCGGATGCTACATCGACCGGCTGGCCGAGACCGCCCACCACGTTTTGAGTGCTGGGTTCATGGTCCGCGTGCACGACGGAGACGCCAGAGCAAAGGCAATCGCGGGCAATTTTGAGCCGGAGCAGAAACGCTGGGTGTTGAGAATTGCAGACGGCGGCGCCCATGATGGCTGGCTGGAATTCGTGTGGGCTCGCGGTGATGATCTATTCGCCGCCGTCAAGCGCATCCCGAACGCAAGCTGGCGCGACAAGCGCATGGTGGCGCCGCCCAGCAGCGTTGAGGATGTTGCCGATTTCGCCCAGCGCTATGGGTTTAGCGTCTCCCGTGGCGCGATGGAGGTATTGGAGCAACGCCGTGCGGAACTGGCTCGTGGGATTGTCATCGCCGAGCCAAAGAGGCCCGCCCGCGCGCTGAGGTCAGAGACAAGCCGACCAGTGCTCGACGCAACAGCGCTGGTGGAGGTGGCCAATGAGCTTCTCGACAACGACTGACCTCATGCTCCACCAGGAACCTGCCGTGGCCAAGTTACTCCCGACGCGCGTCGGCGGCCTGTTCATGGACCCTGGATTGGGTAAAAGCCGCACCGTGATCGAGCTGGCGAAACTGCGCGCGGGGAAATGGGACCGTTTCTTCTGGTTCTGCCCGTGCGCACTCAAAGAGACCGTGCGCCACGAGTTGTTGAAGCATACGGACCTGACCGGGAACCAGATTTACGTGTTCGGCGACGACACGACGCCAGAGACAGCGCCAGCCGACCGGCTGTTTTACGTTATCGGCATCGAGAGCATGGCTGCAGCGCCCCGCGTAGTACTCGCCTTCAACGCGCTGGTGACTGACCGAAGTTTCGTCGCGGTGGATGAGAGCAGCTACATCAAGGGCCACCGCGCCATCAGGACGCTCCGCATTACCGGCATGTCGGAGCGCTCCCGGTATCGCGCCGTCCTAACTGGCACGCCATTCACACAGGGCGTTGTGGACATGTACGCGCAGATGCGGTTCCTGAGCCAGAAAATATTGGGTTACGCCTCGTTCTATTCGTTCGCCGCTAACCACTTGGAATACGAGGAAATCAAGGTCAACGGCCAATGGCGCAAAACTGGGCGCATTATCCGCAGCCACAACACAGATTATCTGGCGGCAAAAATCGCGCCGTATGTCTATCAGGTGCGCCAGGAAGAGTGTTTGTCCCTGCCTGAGAGGCTGTACGAGAGCAAATATTTCACGATGACGTCAGCACAGCGCGAGCTGTACGAGACTGCAAAAGAGGAAATCTTGCTATCCGAGGAATTCGAGGAATGGAGCCCCATCCGCATCTTCCGCGCGTTCGGCGCGTGTCAGACGATAGCCTGTGGATTTTGGAACCGGCGCGACCCGCTGACCGGCGAGCGCGAGACGATCACGGCCCCTCACCGGCGCATTGAATTGCTGATGGCGACGCTGGGGGGAATTCCCGAGTGTGAGAAAGTCATCATCTGGGCGAATTGCCGACGCTCGATAGCGGAAATCTGTGCCGCGCTGGTGGCTAAGTACGGCCCGGACGCTGTGGCCGAACTGCATGGCGGCGTCAACGAGGCGCAACGCGAGGCGAGTGTCTCGGCGTGGCGCCAAGCGAGCGGACCGCGCTTTCTCGTGGCCAGCCAGGGGATCGGCGGACACGGCTGGACGCTCAACGAAGCCGCCTATGTGATCGTCTACAAGCAGGGATACAAAAGCTCCGAGCGCATCCAGATGGAGCGCCGCAACCACCGGATCGGCCAGGGTCGGAGCCCGGTCTACATCACTTTGCTGTGCTGCGAGTCCATCGACATGCGGATCGCGGGGGCGCTGGCGGGGAAAGAAAACGCGTTGAGGGCATTTCAGACGGCGGTGAACAAGTGTCGGAATGAAGGATTGCGCAAAAAAGCGCTGGAGATGGTGAGGGCGCTATGAAATTGTATTTGACCATGAACACATATCAGGCAGCAATGCACAGAATTGATTATGTGTTCAAAAATTTCGATAACATCTATGTTTCATTCAGCGGCGGGAAAGACTCCGCTATGGTGCTGAATTTATGCCTGAAATACATGAGGGAACATGGAATAACTCGCAAGATCGGCGTATTCCATCAGGATTTTGAGGCACAGTTCACGGCAACAACGGGATTCGTCGAGCACACGCTGACGAGCAACCTTGATCTGATTGAACCGTATTGGGTGTGCCTGCCCATGTCGTGCAAAACAGCAACGTCAATGTTTGAGCAGTATTGGCAGCCATGGGAACAGTCAAATCGCGATATCTGGGTACGCGATATGCCCAACCACTACGGCGTAATCAATATCAACAACCAACAGTTTGATTTCTACGAAGAAGGAATGCTTCAGGAAGATTTGTACGAGGCATTCACCGGCTGGTATCACAGGCATGTTGGCAAAGGGAGGGGTAAGACCATCGGACTAGTCGGCCTCAGGACACAAGAAAGTCTGAACCGCTGGCGTGCCGCCACAGAAGGCAAGTATATGCACGATGGTCTGACATGGACGACGCAATCAAAAGGATGTCGGGACGCCTATTCTGGCTATCCTATATTTGACTGGGTGACGGAAGACATATGGACGGCGAACGCCAAATTAGGATTTGGCTATAACCGCCTATACGACTTGTTCCACTACGCCGGTATTTCCATCCATGACATGCGCGTGGCCAGCCCGTTCAATGATTGGGCCATTGGATCACTCAAGCTCTACCGGGTGATCGAGCCTCACATCTGGGGGAAGATGATCGGCCGAGTCAACGGCGCCAACTTTTGCGCCATCTACGGCGGCACAAGCGCGGTGGCATGGAAGAATATCAAGCTGCCCAAGGGGCATACGTGGCGCAGCTATGTCGATTTCCTGCTGAAGACGCTGCCAGAGGACACGCGCAAAACCTATGAGGAGAAATTCGCAACCTCATTTGAGTTCTGGCTGACCAAAGGGGGCGTGCTTTCGACCGAAACAATTGATGAATTGCGCGCAATGGGCGTCAAAATTACGGTTCACGGAAAGACAAAGTACAGGACAGACAAGGACAAAGTGACATTTGAAAAATATCCCGACGACCTTGATGTAAAGGAATTTCAAAGCGTCCCAACATACAAGCGCATGGCTATTTGCATTCTGAAAAACGATCACCTTTGCAAGTATATGGGATTTAGCCAAACACAAAGGGAAACGCAAAAGCGCAAGGAAGCCATTGCAAAATACATGGCGTTATGATGATCGAAACATTCACCCATGGCGACGACACAACGGAAGATAGGTTGTTTAGCCTGATTGGTCGGTGGCTTGTCTCCGAAGACGTGATTGCGAAGTTGGGGATGCCGGTTACGGCCCGCGCTGGCGACTTGTGGCTTGTGGAAATAGGAACCAGTGGACTGCCAGTCGGATTTACGCAAATGCGCCTCCTGAAGAGCAGCGCCACGGCCCACGTCCGCTATCTGCACGCCGCAGACGGTTTGAAGCGCACGAAAGACGCCCTTCTGGCTGCCGTGATCGCATCAGCGAAAGGGAAGAAGATGGCAACAGTCTACACCAACGACCGCGAAACGGAACCCCTCTGGGAGCGACACAAGTTCAAGAAGATACCGCGCAAAAGAGGCGTTTTTTGCAGATTTGAATTGACGATGGAGCTGAAAAAATGACAAGCCCAGTTTACAATGTGAAAGCTGTTCCGGTATCAAAGATAAGGGCCAACGCTTACAACCCAAACTCCGTTGCTCCGCCCGAGATGAAGTTGCTTGAGCTTTCAATATGGGAAGATGGCTTCACGATGCCGGTAGTGTGCTACTATCTGCCAGACGAAGACGTCTACGAAATCGTGGATGGATATCACCGCTACACCACACTACTCACCAGCAAGCGCATCCGCGAGCGTGAGGGCGGAATGCTGCCGGTGGTGGTTATCGACAAGCCGCTGAGCGACCGCATGGCCAGTACGATCCGGCACAACCGGGCGCGCGGATCACACTCCATCGAGCTGATGCAAAATATTGTCGCCGAACTTCTCGAAGCTGGCATGTCCGACATGTGGATCATGAAGCACGTCGGCATGGACATGGATGAACTGTTGCGCCTAAAACAGTTGACTGGGCTGGCGGCGCTATTCAAGGACGCAGATTTTAGCCGCGCGTGGACGGGAAGCGAGGAAGATGCGCAATTCTACAACGGGGCAGATGCGAAATGACAACCATCTCCGACCGCATCCGCGCCCTACACGAGGCCGAGCCAGAACTCCACCGTGCCGAACTGGCTCGCCGCATCGGGACTAACCGCCAGCTCGTCAACCAAGCACTTAGGGCGATCACATCGGCCATCAAAACGGGGTGCACCCCGGCGCCACCAGCGCCACACGCCATCCGCAAGATGGACGGCGCCGAGCTTGACGCATGCATGCGCAAAATAGGCGTATCGGCACCGTGGTTGGCGCAGTGGCTTGGGTTACACGAGCGGAGGGTCTACGCCAGGATCAACAACGAGACGGCTGTGCAGCCCGCTGAAGCGGCGCTGTTTCGCCTCCTGGCGAGCGGGGAGATATCGCTGGAGCGCGTGGTGAGCCTGTCGGCTGCCTCTCCCGAGCCTCCCGATGGCGACGACGCCTGAGCCAGAAACGAAAAAAAGCCGCCGCCCGAAGGCAGCGGCTCGTCCCCCTCATAAAATCTGCGCGTAATCTTTATCGGCGAAAGCCAAATTTAAAGGTTGCGTTAATCCCGTCTTGCGAGGCTTCTGGAGCGGTATCGCGTCGGACCAGAAGAGCGCCAGGATGAAGACCCACCAAGCAAAGAAGCTCATCAACAATTGGCTCAAGGAGCAAGGGCGAACGCCGCTTCTGGTGAAGCAGAGCTATTGCGAGTTTGCGGGGCAATTGTCGAGAGAGATGTCACCACGTCATAGCTGGAGACATTTCGAGGATAAGCGGGAAGCTGAGAAGTTTATCAAAGACGTTGCGCTGGCACTTGGGCTTCAGACATAGTTCACCTTCCGCTACCTGCTCCTCCTATACTCGGCAACGCCGTAAAGAGGAAAGCGGTCTGGCAGCCCAGTTCAGCGGATATCTTTCGCGATACGGGATCGATTGTGAAGCTCCTTCCGGCCACTTCATAATCACGGTCGCCTGCCGTCTGCCCCGACAGGGCTCGAACCTGTCTCTGCACGCAATACAGTTGGAGGACTTGGGGTGCTTTCGCACCGTCGCGAATTCTGGCTAAGCTCCTGGGAACTTTCGCCGCCTCGGAAGCCACCCCCTTAGAGGTGTGAAGAAGGCCCCGCACATACTCACACGCCAACACCACGCCGTTAGCTGAGGCATTTGGCGGTTCATCGGAGCAAAAATCTAATGTTGACTTGGAGCATCAGGATAGGTAAGGATTGCCTCACCAAAATTTGCCGCATCGGGGACATCCGCCAAGAAGACCCGGTGCCAACACGAAATTCGTGTTTCGCCCCGGAGCCTAATCGCTTCCGGGGCGCTTTGCAATCTGTTCCTTAAAAATTCCGATAAATTTTAACGATTTCTTAAGCGATGGCGTTGATCACCGCTTGCTAAAGCCTTCCCCCCAAAATCTCCCAAGCCAAGGATTTTTGGGAAAAGCCAGCAACTTCAGCGTGCTAGCGCTCGTCCGCCTGTGCTCTAACCGGCTCGACAACGGTTCGCGGCGGCACATAGCCCGGTGCTCTCGTTGGAACTCCCCGCAGAATGATAGCTCGGAGCGTGCTGTTGGTCTCCTCCTGCGCTGCGCGAAACCCGTCCTGCGACGCCTTCATTGCCGCGAGGGCTTCGCCGTGGGCGCGCACGTCGGTGGAGACGCCCTTGAGCTGCTCCCCAAGCTTGGTAACCCCGTCCTTAACCTCTGTCAGGTCACGCTCTTTTGCTGGCGTGTAGAACCATCCGCCCGAGATTAGAGGCCATAATAGAGCTGTTCCAACTCCAATCGCGGTTGTAAACCCGGCGATGTAGAGCGGTTTTTGCCATCGAGGACTTGATTCATCGCTTGACTGCTTTGCATTATCTGTTATTCGTGCACGTATCATGTAGCAGCATCCGCTTGCTGGTGTGTGGGAGGACGCGCAGTCGCTATCCCAAGCGCTGCGCGTCTGCTATTTCGTGGCTCGTCGCTGGCAAGCCCGGATCTGGGCGCGAGCGCGCTGGAGCCGTTTGATCGCCGCGATCGTCACCGGCGTTGGATGAACTCGCAGTTCGACCGCAAGCGCGTGTTGCTCTTCCGGCGACCAAGCCTCCAACTCAGGGCAGGCCATGACCGTGAGCGGTGGTCGAGGCGGCGGGAGATCGCTCCCCAGGCACACGCGGGCGCCGAAGAGCATCAGTTCCAGCCCAAGACACAGCGGCGTCATAGCGAGCCTCGATCCAGGGCGGCGAGCAGCTCGGCGTCGGTCGTGGGCTTGGCGGCGGCAGACATGGCGCGCTCCGTTTCCCGTGCGGCCTCGCTGGCGGCCAACGCTTGGGCGGCGGTGGCAGCGTCGGCCACAGCCTGGTCATGCCGCCACTGTCCGACCATGTCCACGAGCGCCTGTCCGAACGCGTTGGCGAACGCCTGGATGAGCGGTTCCGCCAGCGCCAGCCAGACGGACCACATCAGGCAGCAGCCTTCTTGACCGCCTCCGCAGCAATCGCCACGAAATCCGGCTTACTGGCTTCGGGAGGCAGCGGCAACCGCGCAAAGATGAATTGCGCAATGGCCACGGGACTTCCGATGTGTGACAGCAGCCACGACGGACCAAACCTCAAAGCGTAGACGAGAGCTTCGCCCAGGACGGGATTGGCGACATCCACAGTAAGCGTCTTGTCCCGAGTAGCGCCCTCAATGGCGTTCCGTCCGAAGTTAATGGCGGCAGAAATCAGGCTTTCGGCCTGCATCGCGGTGGCGAAGGCGCCCATGTGAGCCGGGAGGTTCCGCAGTCCGAAGATGGCGATGGCGAACAAGATGTTGCTGGCATAGGGCAACACGGCCCCGATCCATTCCCCATAGGGGACGATCACAGACACAGGCACAACATCTTGAGCCAGAGCCACAGACGGCGCCAGCACGAGGGCCAGCGCAGACATGGCGATAAGAATTCGCGTCATATCAAACCTCTTTCGATGCAATGCGGCCAGTAGCCGCTAGATTAACTACCCGCACGTTGGCGGGCTGAATGGTATAATCAGGGCGCCGAGCCCAGCTTTTACCGCTCTTTGCGCGTCGGACGATAGAAACAGTGTCACCTTGGTTGCCGCCGAGAATATGCCAATATTTGGCGTCCTGGCCTATGTACATGGCAACATGTCCTCCACCGTCGCGCGTGAAGATCATCACGTCGCCAAGCATGGGTTTATCCGCCGCCTTGCCGAAGTTCCGCCAGTTGAGCGCCCACAACGGATCGTGTGGCGGCTCTTTACCGGCGCGCTTGGCAATAACAGCGCAGAATAATCCGCACCAAGCCGTTTCGTCGGATGTGTATTCCGAGCCGACGCCAACTTCCTTCGCCCATTCGAGAATTGCAGGTGTATTGGCGCGGCCTTTTGACTCAGTCACGCCGTACAGTTTCAGAGCCTCGACAAGCATGCGCGGCGCGCCTTCACGCTCAAGCCATGCGTATTGTTCTGGGAGAGCCATGGTTTCCAGCCTCCATTTGAGATTTATTCCACAGCGTCAGGAAAATTGTAAATAAATCGTTGACACCGCGAAATGATGCGGCTTACTGTGCGTAACGACCAAGAAACACACGAATAAACCACATCATGACGGGGTCAATAGCATGAAGAATAGCGCGAACGAAACTGAGTTTGAACCGATGGACATTGAGGGAGCGAGCATTATCGAGTTGGCTGCGCACATTGTATCGGCGTTTGTGTCAAAAAATACCGTTCAGGCGGGTGAGCTTCCNAACATTATCGCATCCGTGCATGCCGCGCTGAGCAATGCTGCGGCAAATGGCGTTGCGGAACCGAAGGAAGAGCTTAAGCCAGCGGTTGCCATCAAGAAGTCCGTGACGCCGGAATACATCGTCTGTCTTGAAGATGGGCGTAAGCTGAAGTCCATGAAGAGGCATCTCCGGACACACTACGATATGTCACCGGAAGAGTATCGCCACAAATGGGGCCTTCCGATAGACTACCCGATGACCGCGCCTGTGTATGCCGCCACCCGTTCACAGTTGGCCAAGACCATGGGGCTGGGCCAGCGCCGCAAGGATAACTAAGTGCGCGCGGCCATCACACCAGAAACAGAGGCCCGGTTCATCGCCGGGCTTCACATCAAAAGAGAAAACGTGAGGGCATTAAAACCTGACGGATACACATTGAATGTCGCGCCTCCATATTCGACAGCCTGAACATAGTGCAGACCAAATGCCTTTGATTGCAGACGCGTTGATACACTTATCGCGCTAGTTCCTTGAGCAGCAGCGGATGGAGACGCCGTTGCTGTGGTCGCGTCCAATCCGATGCCAATAGCCATGGCGACACCGTAATTCATATACTTTGCGTCAAAACCATCTTCCCCAGACCCTACCAAGAATGTAACTCGCATAGATGATGATGCATTTGCCGCCCTGTATGCGGCAGTAGTGTACGTGTATGACGCAGTGCTGTCACGAACATCAGCAGACATAATAATCTTGTTGTAATAATTCGATACTCTAAAATTCCCAGCAGTGCCGCCCGCCGCCGTCCCGCCAAAGATGAAATCTACCGTAGAACTGGCGTTAGTCGCTATCGATCCAACGTATGTGCCATATCCAGCCGCAGGGCCGTTGGTTATGGCGTATTTATTGACGAGCGTCCCATTTACGCGGTTCGTTTCTGTCGTCCCCGCGCCAGTCCCTCGTGATGTGGCAGTGCTCCACGCAGGCCCTCTCGTACAGCGCTTCGAGGAGCCGTCCACCCACACGAAGAGGTCATAAACCGCGCTCGCGCCCGCCGCCGCAGGGCTCTTGGTGGCGTCAGAAAGCGCCTGCGATAGTTCGCCGCCAAGGTCAACCATCACAAACGAGGCGCCATTCCAGATAGGACACGCCTGCCCGACGTATGGCGTGTAGTAGACGGTAGACGCCCCGGAAACGGATGATGTCAGGACCGGCACGCCCGATGTGAGTGTCAACCTGCCCTGTGGCGGGCTGACTGCAACACCCAGGCTGGCGCGCGCCGTCGCCCCGGTCTGTGTGATCCAGGTTGCGCCTGTCCCCACGATGATGGCGCCAGCGTCGGGAGCCAATGCCGCCAATGCGCCCAAGGCGTTGAAGCCAGGCGTCACGGGCGTTTCAAATACCGCGCCAGCCGTGGTGCTGGTTGCCGCGTCGTCCGGAATGAAATACAGCCGCCCAGCTATGCCAAGATTGGTCAGCGTCGGCGGCGTGAACGTGTCCCCGTCCGTCTGGGCGACGAGTTGGCCAGCTATGCCGATATGGCGGTACTGCTCCAGCAAATCGACGCCGGTAACGATCGGAATGCCCGCCACGAGCATTTCGCCGCCGTCCGTGGCGATGTCGAGAGTCCAGGCGCTGGCTGGATCGCACCACTTGCAGGTGAGCTGATATGTCACGCCGTTCAGCGGGATTTGGAAACGCTGGTCCGTGGCGGAGAGGGGGATTTCGTACGCAGTCAAGTCGCGGCCTCCAACAGCAGGCGCTTCAAATCAGGCAACGTCGGGACATCAGCAACGCGAGGCTGTGCCATGGCCTCGTGGAAATTCTCAGTTGCTGCCGTACTCTCCTTCACGCGGGCGACAACATCAGCAGCCCCCTGGCGGGTTTGCTGCGCCACTTCCAGCATCAGTTGAGGGAGAATTGCTTGGGAGCAATACCATCCGTCCACCTCCTGACCCACAGCGTCTCGTCCTTTGAACTGAGACCAGAGCACACACTTGCGCCCGTCAGCATAACAAGTCTCTGAGCATGGGCGGCCATCACGAAAGCAAGTTTCGTCGTGTGGTCCTGCGGGTATTTGTTTTCTCATGTTGCGTGGCCTGAGGCTATGGTTTAAGTGTGGCTTGACACTCCCCATGGCTAAAGCCAGGGGATTCTTGTTCTTGCTAGACTAACCGCAGAGGGTTAGCGTCGCTTACCAAGTTTAGGGGACTGTCATCGACCCCGTGCGCAAGATCAGCCTCAGGTATTACCCCTGAATCCTTGCTTGGATCAAACGCACAGAACATGCCAGTCCACTTACCTATATTTCTAGAGGCATTGGCGTCAGCATGTTCATGTTTATCGCAATGAGGGCAATAGAATTTAAACCCTCTCCTTATACCGATATGGCCGCACACATTGTGCGTCTTGCTGGTGTATGGAGCGGGAATATTCTCTACGGCCACGCCTTGCAGCATCGCTTTGTATTTACTGAACAGTTCAAGCTGGAAGAACGGCCAATAATCGCGGTTCTTCCCGGAGTCAGACTTTGTGGTTTTGCGTTGCCTGGAATTTTGTCTGATGCCGCTCAGGTCTTCGAAGCGCAATCCGCAATCGAACCGTTGCGCCAAGCCGACAATCTGCTTGGATATGCAATGGTTGATGTGGGTGACAATGCGTCTTTCCTTGCGTTCCATCTTCTTGATGGCGCGCATCTTACCGGCCTTCTGAAGCTTCTTCCTCCGCTTGGAAAACTCGCGGCGAAGATGGGCAATCCGGCCAGACTTGAAGAAAAACACGCGTCCGTTATCAGGCAGTCCAGCGACCGCAGGGATTTTTTGCCCACGGTCAACGCCAATCCACTTGTCAGGCTCTTTCGCGTCGGGAACATCCATCGACACGGAAATGCAGACATACCAAATGTGCTTACGCGAACACCACAGTTTGATCGAACCTTGCTTTGCGGTCCCGGCGATCACCGCATCCAGCCATTCGGCGTGAACCGCCTGATGGATGGCTAGCGGGATGCGCTTGCGAACGCCGCGAAACATCCCAAAGCCCACGCTGTAGGTGTCTCCGACCTTGTGCAAGGTCCAGTTCTGGTTGTTGGTCTCAAGAGGCAGGCAATCGAACTTCTTTACTTTCGTTCTGGCGCGAGCGTTGCGGATCGTCTGGTTGATCCAGGCCGAGCCAATCTCAATCGTATTGAAATGCTTGGAGGTGAGCGCAGCGCGCTTATCTCTCGGCATCGCCAGAATAGAGTTCGCAACTTCGGTGTTCATGAGTTGCAAACGCGCAAATTCCTCCGCCTTCGCTTTATTCAGGCGAAGGAACGGAAGCTTCAATGTTTTTGTCGCGTTTGCCATACCGCGAAATATAGGCTATCTTACAACAGGCTGAAAGATATGATTTGCAAAAAAGAGCCTTATATCCCCATGCCTGAAGGCAGGGGCTTTACGGCGGTTCCGGTAAGAGCGGTGGTTAAACATGCTGTTGTACGTTCAGAGAAAAGTCAGAGGAAAATGGAAAAACCATCATCCTAAACCAGTTACGCATATGGAAGCACATCTTATCTTATGCGAAGGAAAAGATGACTACGGGGACTGCGGATGGCGATTCGTTAAGGAACAAGATTCTACTGGAAACGGACCGCAACAATATTTTCTTCACAGCATTCGCAGCGCAATGTCCAGTTTTGCGCGATGTTTCCGCTAATTTTTTATGCAGATAATCGCATCTACATAAGCTGGCGTCACGGTAAGGGCATTCATAGTCAACCCATGATTGTGGGATGCTCCTCCGCCTGTGCCCCCATCCGATGTAAAGTTGTGGGTGTGGTCGTTGCTGGCGTAGCCTGTATTTGAGGAAATGCTGTTGTATCTGTCAGTACCGCCAGAGCCTCCAGATGTTCCAATGCTTGAACTTTCATACGAATGAGTATGATTATTGCTCTGCCCGCCCGTTACCCCTGAATGCGTGTGCGCTGGGATCTCTGATGTCGTCAGTGTGTGCCCCCCGACCGTGCCGCTCAGCGCAACCGACGTCCACGCTGAACTGAGCGCCGCCGAACCGCCAGAGCCAGCCGTGCCGCTGACGATGCGCAACATCTTGTCGTTGTGCGTGGTGTCTTTTGTCCATCCCGTGGGGGCCGATGTCTGCATAAACAGCATCTTGGTCCCAGCCGGGAACACAGCCAGCGCCACGCCGCTCCCGATTGTCCCACTTGTGAGCGCCGCAGATGCGGCAGCAGCCGCGATCTGGTTCTGGATGGCAGTGACAGACGCCGAACCGCCGCTGTCGAGCACGTTTTGAGACAGCTTCGCCGCAAGAAACTGAGCGAACGCCGCCGCCATAACACTGGACTGGCGGAGCGCCTTGTTGGCCTTATTGCTCTGCGCTGTGCCAGACGGGAAGCCGTTTTGAACGTATCCGGAGCCGCTCGCCGCTGCAAGATAGTCGGCCTGTGTGACGACATTCGCCGAACTCGCATCGTTGGCGAAGGGGATAAAATCAACGGTCATGGACTTTGCCTCAGGGCGTTGTATACGCGGCGATTTGCACGCCCGCAGGTTTGATATCGAGATTGCCGCTCGTAAACAGCGTGGCTGTCACAACGTCGGCGGGCGGGCCGGTTAGTTCGTAGTTCATCTGCATCCCGCCGAGATCGGTGATTTTGATGGAGTATCCGGTCCCGGCGAACAGCGTATCCCAAGTGCGATATGCTCCCGGAATTGTGCCGTCCCATGTATTAGCAACGATTTTGGCGCGGAGTAGCGTGCGGTAACCGTCGTCAGGCAGGGCGTACAGATATGTCGTGTCGTCGCCGGGCGCCCACCACGAGCCCTCATCCCAACCGACACCCACCGTATCGAACGCGAAATAGACGCCCGTGATTGGGATGGCGAGCGATCGCGTTACGCCGACCCATTGGCCGACGATGTCGAGTTGCGCGCCCACTGCTGTGTCGAGGTCGAACGCCGCAGGCAGGCTCATGACGAGATCGCGCATGTCGGCGAGAGGCTGGAGCACGGCAGCCAGCGTGGCCATGAATTTGGGTTTGTCGGAGTGAGCGCTGGTTACGCGGTCCGTCCAAACGGTAATGTCTCCAGACATTTACGTCACCACAATCGTGATTATGGATGTGGTGCACGTCGCCGCCTCGTTGAAGGCGATTGCGACATCCGCCGCCGCTGGCGAACCAGTGCGCGCCTGCAATATCGAGGTCACATTGTACGTGTCACTCAGGGCGTCCAGCGTGGCTTGGGTGAGGCCGGTTGCCGTCGTGGACTCGCTGCCGCGAAGGTTTGCCGGACCGTAAAGACGATTGAGGTAGCTGTCCTCACCGATGTCAAGCCCGCCAATGAATTGTACAACAGCAGCTTTTATCAAGTCGCCCGTGGACGACAGGTATCCAGCGAGGGCCTTTACTGTTATGGTCATCGTAATCGGCACAGCGACGAGGCCATAATAGTGTATCGTGTTGGTAACACCCTTGCTGTCTGTGACAACATAACTTGTGCCGCCGCATGTTGTGGAGCCGGGTGACTTTTTCGCAGCAATGGCCGTTGCAATGAGCACAGTGCTCCCGCCTTCGACCACTACGCCGATGGAGTGCGCCGTCATGCCGTTGGAGTCTGTGGAATTGGTGTCGTTTTCGTAGGCCATGGTGCGACCTACTCCCGCCGTGTCAGCCACAGCCGCACGTATCGACTCTAGAGGCGTCAGAGCGGGCAGAGCCACAGACGCGGCCTGACGGACACGCAACGCCGCATCACTCTCCACGGGGGCGCCAAGCGTTGCTGCGGCGGTATTTGTGCAGGTTTGCCAGCCAGCGGTAGGCGTGAGGATATTGACGAGCGTATTGGGCGCCGCCGGAACTGCGCCCGCCGCCGTGCATGTCGCAGTAACCGCAATGGAGCCGCCCGAAGGAATAACTGTCGTGGGGACAGCCCATTGCGTGTTGAGGTTTTGGTTGTCGCCAATCAGCGCGCCGGTGAGCGTGGTTCCTGCAACGCCGATTAGCGTCACGGTCGCAGTGCTCGCGGTCGGGACGTGGCGCGCCAAGCCGTTGATTTTGACGTTGCTGCTCAGCGCTGCGCTTTGGGCCGTGGCGGGTGAAAATGAGCCGTAGACCGCGACGAACGCCTGACTCAGGTCAAAATACGCCTGCGCCTCCACAGCGAGCCACTGACCATCCTGGGATTCGGGGGTGAGGATGCTATCAGACCCGTATATCGTGTAATAAGCGTTCTGATACGCGGACAATATGTCAGCGTAGCTCGGCGCGGTGATACCCGTGGCCGAGATCGTCGGAACTGGAATTGCCAAGGGTTACACCGTTGTTGTTACTGAGGTTGCGCCGTATCGTGTGGTGACGGTCATTTGCACGGACATCGCACGCGTGACGGGATCAACCGCGCTGGCGTAGGCGTCGATCGAGACAACCCCCGGCGTCTCCAGGACGGCCTCTTTGATCGCGAGATCGCGGAGCGCCGCCGTGCCGGTTCCGAGAATTTGGGTGTCCCAGGCCACGCCAGCGGTGGGATCAAGCCACCATTCGCCCTGGCGGAGAGCCAGTCGTGTGAGGATGCATTGGGCGACTGCGGCGGGGGTGTCCACGAGGAAATTCCCCGAGCCGCGCCCAAAAGTCATGTCGCCGTTTTCATCTAAAGCTCTGACGCGCATCACGTCGGCCCCGCTGTTACGCCGCCGCCAGTGGTGACACCAGCGTGGATGTGAGTGTTGAGAACCACGGTCCCGCCCTGGACGGTCCCTGCTGCGTGAAGATTTCCCGTGATCGCCGCACCGCTCGGGCCGGTGATAGTCCCGCTGACTGTGAGGGCTCCAGTGATGTTGACCGGACCAACGATGTTGCAGCCCGCCGCCGCGTGAATGTTGACAACGTTGCCCGCCGCAACCTCGATGTAAGTCGCCCCGGTTGCATCCCGGAGTTGGACCGTGCTTGTGCTGGCGGCAGTCGATGGCGCCTTCGCTTGGCTCAACATCGCCGGGATAAAAAACCCGTCCGAGATGTCGTGCATGCGCATCTCGGCTTGAGGCTGGACGCCGCCGCTTTGCCACCAGCTATCGATGCAGCGTTGGGCGAAGACGATAAGCCCTTCATCCCCTTCGGAAAGAGGGAACGTCAGTTGGAAACCGCCGCCGCCCGGAAATACAATCGGGCAGTTGATGCACATTGGAAGGGTGGCGTCGTCCCATCCCCCGTTCTGATTGCGCACTTTGGCCTGCACTGCCGGTTGAACGTTGGCCGTCTGCTGCCCCTTGCCTGCGCCTTTGTAAATGCCGGGGAGAGCCGTAAAAATGTTTGACTGATGTGACTTGAGTAACGCTTGAGTTGCGACCAGATCGTTGTCTATTCTTGCGCGTCTATCCATCAAGAAGCCCCATCAAGTGACAAACATACCAGGGATGAGTACCATTCTTGACCTCTATTATCGCCAGAGTGCTCCGCAACCAACACACGATAAATGCCATCATCTGTTGTCTTTGCAAATTGCGGCGGCGCGCCATATGATGGATACATGGCCCCATTCACGCTCGTCTGGTTGATATCTGCGTTGTTGATTTGGACCCGCCCGCCGATGCCAATCAAAGGGTTGAGCAGCGTCTTGATCTCAATGCCCTGTTCTGTGGCCTCCGGTACGCCAACCATGCCAGTCTGCGAGTTGATCTGAACCGCTTCGCCCGCTTTATAGCCATCGCGTTTGATAAACGTGAGTACGCCGTTCTGAATACTCCAAGTGGTCGCAGTCGAGTCCGCGATGTCGTTGAGCAACGCCCCTCCAAGCCCCCATAGGACTTTCCCACGCGGGAGCACGCCGCCAGTGCTGCCAACAGCTTTGAGAGCGTCCGGCGCCAGCGTTACGCCTTTGTCCGAAAGGGCTGTTTTGATGGCGTTCACTTGGTCAGCAGAGGAAGCAGAGTCCAGTGACTTCGCGACATAGCCAAAGGTGTGAGCAACAAGAGCATCCGCAGCCATGATATCAACATAGGAATCAACGTTGTTTTCTTTGCCCTTCTTTACCTGCATGATCTGACCCTTGAAGATCAGGGCGTAGTTACCGTCCTGATATCCGGCCTGAAGACTTACTTCCTGAAACTCCTTTTGAATGGAGTTGGCTGTCTCATCCTTGAGATTATAAACCCTGATCCACGCTGTATTTGGCGCACCCGCCTGCATGGCCTGCGTTTTGAACCGGATGTGCATGTCGGACAAGTCAAGCCCATCCGAGCCTGTGTTGACCACAAGGCCGCACTTGCGAAGCCATTGATTTGGCATCAGGAAGGTGTTCCGGAGTTGTACTTTGGCGCGGGCTGGAGCGACTTCGTCCCGCCATTTGATGTGTTATTCATTTGCACAGTTTGCGTGGTCGCCAGAAGTATTTCCTGACATTCACAGGTCATCATAAGGGCGTTTTCGCTCGTACCGTCAGTAACCACGCTTATCCGAGAGATTATCATATTCTTGTAACTGCGTTTTCCGGTCACGACGTCGAGCAATTCCCGCGACGCCTGGAGGGCGAGGAATTTGCTGTAGACCGTGCGGACATAATCGGTGTCGAATGAGCCTTCAAGCAACCCTTCGACTACACCAAATAGTGCCCTAAGACTTGAATTTGACCACCCGCAGCGGATCGTGACCTTTGAAGGCTGCTTGTAGGCATGGTCAGCAATGCTTGAACCTGTCTCAACAGGGTGTTGCGTGATGACAAGGGAGTCTTCGTGCCGCTCTTCTATCGTGACATCTGCCACAAATCCCCCGATAGAACGCGGGCGCACGAATATGGACTGGATCGCCGCTGAGGCGGCGCTGCCAGCAATACCGGCCGCCGTTCCAACGAGGGCGCCGCCAAGAAAACTCGTCATCAGCGCATTGCGTCCATTCTGATCATGAGGTGGCGGGTCAGTTCATCAGCGCCATCACGCATCGCCCCCCGCAAGCCTTCCGGATCGGTGACGCCGTTGATGTGGATGGCAAGGTTGTTGTGCTGAGCGATATTGGGCGACGTCTCGGCGGGCTGATCCGCTGTTGGTTCAGACGGGGTTGAAGGCGCAGCGGGGCGCCCAAGATCAGCGCGGAACCATCGGTCGGCTGCATCTCCGCGAGATCGGATGTTGCCGTAGGTGTCTGCTGGGCGCTCATACTCGGGGACAAGCACGCTGACGCCCCCACGCGCAGTATCCTGCTGGCGAAGATGATCTCCGGCGCGCCGGTATTTCCCCTTCGTCAATTCGTGTTGGACGAAAGCTAGTTGTTCAGCGATATCGCTACCGCGAATATCGTGGCCAGCCCATTCCTTGAACTCGTGCTGGCGCTCAGGGTGCCATTGGGCGACGCCATAAGCCAAGCCTCCGTCACCAACCTCCGCAGGGTTAAAGTTGGCCGTTTCACCGCTCAGCGTGCCAGCAATGGCCCATGCCTGCGCCTTCGACCATCCCTGCTTCTTGAAATAGTCGGCGACGAAATCCCGGCGATCACTCCCATTTGGCGGGATGCGAATTGAGTTCGCATTCTCGCGCGGCGCAGTGGGATTGGCCACCGCCCCTGGAGTATGCTTCTCACTCTCCGCAAGATCAGGGAGCATCCAAAACGGCCGGTCTTGCCATTCGTGCTCCCCCATCCACCCCCTGACGCCAGCGCGGAACTTATCGCGCTTCTCCTTCAGCCCTTCGTGATGCTGTTCTGCGGAGATTGATGTTATCTTGTTGACCGATTGAACGAGCTTATCAAACCACTCTACGGCTTCCTGCGCTGGCTTAACAAGATTTGCGTACATCTTGTCGCTGAATATTCCGAGATCGCTCCCCAGCTTACGAAGAGATGTTTGGAACTCGTTAGAACTCCTAGCAAGTTCTTCTGTATTAAGCCCTGCCTCTTTAGCGCGCTGCTTGTAGTCGCCAGCCTCTTCCTTCATTTTGTCGATGTTCGTCCACATCTGGAAGAACACCGGCTCGGGAATGCCGAAGTTGGCCGCTTGCATCGCTGCTGCAAAATAGCCGTCCGGGCCAAACGCCTTCTTCATCCCCGTGACGAGTTGCTGCAAGCGCTCAACCGGGTCTTTCGCGCTGGCCCCATATGCACCAGCAAGCCCTTGTAGTCCGGGGTTCATACGCATGCTCGCGGCCATAGCCTCAATGGCCCCCTTCCCCTGGTCAGCGCTCAACCCGATCTGTGACGCGGCATAGGAGACGGCCTGGAGATTGGCGACAGTCGCGCCCGTCCGCTGGCTGGCCCAGTAGAGGTTCTCGTACTCCTTGGAGATTTTGACGACGGCGGCGGCAACGGCAACAGCGGTCCCAGTCGCGGCCAGCCCGAGCTTCGCAACATCGGCGGAGGACACGCCCACGCCGTCTTTGAACTTGCGGAACGAGGTTTCATCGACTTTGAAGCCGAGGCTAATGAGAAATTCTTTAATGGTATCAGCCATGTGGCGAATTCCTCATACCATCGCTCTAATCCGGCGGATGGCATAGTTGATTGATCTTCGAAGCGCGCCCGTGTCGATCAAAGGCTTGGTCCCCATGCGCGGGGCTTTGCGATTTTGCCGTTTCCAGATCGTGTAGGGCGCAAGGGGGACAAATGGCCCGTCCGTGATCTTCTTCCGGACCGCCGCTTGAGCCCGAAGCCCGAGAGCATGGAGCCCCCTATCGACGGCCTCCGGACCACGCCCCGCTATCGCCACGTCCGCGATCTTGTGCAGCCGCCCGATAATCTCGGGCTGCATCGTCTCCATTGCCGGGACCAGGAACGGCCGGGGCCGGATGTGTGATGCCGGTTCGCCGAACTCGTTGATGTAGCCGATCTCCGCGTTGTTCGGAGGCGTCACGGTCTCTCCAGGCTCGGGCACCCGGAATGCGTTTTCAGCGGGAACGCCCACCATAACGCGGGTGTTTGCCATCGCCCGGATGGAGGCGAGCACCTGTGGCGTGAGGTCTTTGATCGTCTTGACGCCGCTTTGCATCGTTGCGGCCTTTCTGAAGCGTTGGATTGCAGGCAACAAAAAAGCCGCTCCGAAATGGGCGGCCTTTATTTTGATGCTGTGTATGTCTGCCGTTAACCGCTAAGCCGCGCGGACTAAGACCACGCCATCAGCAGGCATGCCATCATACTCGTCTATAAATTTGATGCCGTCGCCTGTCAGCACGCCAACAATTGCCTTCATGCTCGCTCTCGTGGGGTTTGTTCTGCCCACCTCGAATAGGCTTAGGGACTGCTTCGAGATAAGCGCTCTCTCAGCAAGCTCGGCTTGGCTGATGTTGAGCAGGCCACGCGCGGCGCGGCATTGTGCGGCGGATATTCTCATTTGTTTTTAATGCCATGATTATGAGGGAAACGCAACATTCCCGGCGTTGCGCCGTTGACATTTCTCTAATCATACACTAAAAATATAGCGTGTCAATGAGACACGAAGAACCCAGCGCAGAGAGATCAGCTCCACGCTGGGCCATGAACCTCTAACACAAGGGTCCTTCCCTATGCATAAGGCTGATACCCACCTTAATCAACAGGTGGTTGCCAATCCATTACCGCTTTCGGACGACGGCGCTGCAATCAAAAGCCTTGTCCCGATCGGGAACTGCATCTTTGATGGCCGCTCGATTCAAACCGTCAACGCTCGCGACCTTCACACCTTCCTTGAAAATCGCGATCATTTTACGGCTTGGATCAGGGACCGCATTCGGCAATATGGCTTCGTTGATGGCGTTGATTTTGTTAGTTTTTCGGAAAACGCCGAAAAACCCACAGGGGGGCGGCCTCTTCTGGAATGTGCCCTTACCATGGATATGGCCAAAGAACTTGCCATGGTTGAGCGCAACGAGAAGGGCAGACAGGCGCGCCGGTATTTCCTGGACTGCGAGCGCCGCGCCAAAGCCGCGCAGGTTCCCGCCGTCGTTGTCCGCAGGTCGTCGCGTCGCTCAAAGGAAGAGGTCGCCTTGGCTCGCGCCGAAGTCACCCGAGCGCTGGCTGAGACCACCCGTGTTGTTCAGGAGGCAGCGGCGTCCACAGTGAAGACATACGCCGATCTGCTTCAATCCGTCCTCTCCTTTGATGCCAACGCCGCTTTCATCGCCGGTTGTAACGCAGCTAAGGCGGCCCACGGCGTGGACGTCCGCCAGTCAACCGCGATCACGCATATCGATTCAGAGTCTCAACAAACTTGGCATACGCCAACAGAGTTGGGAAAGATCGAGAATGGCTTGAGTGCCGTCAAGATCAATCAGACGCTTGAGAAAGCAGGACTGCAAACGAAGCCAGACGGTAAACAGTGGGTTCCCACCGATGAAGGCAAAAAATACAGCAGGATTTTAGACACTGGGAAAAAGCACAGCAGTGGCGTTCCCGTGACTCAATTGAAATGGTCGAAGGACGTCTTACAAAAGATGGGATCAGCGATCTAAGCAAGGAGGCCCGGTTCATCGCCGGGTCTCACCCGCTATTTCTCGCGCCCGCCGCTCATTTTCCGCCCGCACAGCCAGCGCGTCATGCATGCGCGCCAGATCCATTAGCCCGAGCGCGCCATCAATCAGACTCTCGTATTTGCACATCCCCGCGAGAACCGGCGCCATCAGCCAGTCTTCGCCGTCCGGCATACTCACCCAATCGCCCCCGTCGTCCCCGCCCCCGAAGCGGAGGGGCTTTCGGCGAAAAAATCAATGAGACCGTTGGTTTGCAGCACGTTCCACATGACCGTGAGCATTGATTTCAGATCGTCGATGTCCGCGAACATCAGCACGCCGTTCGGAGCCACGGGCGCCCATCCGCTCGGCTGGCGACGCGAGACAGCGCCCCAGCATGTGCGGGTGACTTCGTCCATGTCTTCTTTCGAGATGTGTCCCGAGAGAGCCGTGAAGGCGCGCGGGAACGCCTCCGCGAGCTTTGTCTTGTCGTCCTGGGCCGCCAGGAAAGAGAGGACATGCGCCAGCTTGCGGCCGAGGTGGAATTGATCCATCGCCGAGAGCTTGCGAGCCTGATAGGTCTCGCCGTTGATCTGGAAATCAGACATCAGACGTTAATCCCCGTGCCAAGCAACTGCGACACTGCGCCGTGGAACGACCACTCGTTGACGCCGCCTTCCTTGGCGTAGGTGACGGGCGTATGGCGTTTGAATGCAATATCCGTCCCCGCGATTATGTCGCCCCGCGTCGCGTCGGCGACGGCCAGGGTGTTTTTGCCCCACAGCGCCGACGAAATCGCCTGCGCTTGGTAGAGCTGGGAGAGTTGGGCATTGACCGGCGAGGTTTTGAGCAGCCGCACGGTGATGTTGGCCGCTTTGCTGGCGTGCAGCGAATGCATGATCGTGCCGTCCGCGCCGACGGTCATGGTGTCTTTGTCGTCGATCATGTCGATCGTGATGCCCTCATCGGCGTTGCCTGCGCCATTGCCGAGAGAAATGGTTCCGCCAGGGCCGAGCAATGTGGCGCTAACGTTCGAAAACGCATATGTCGTCATTTATCAGCCCCTTAGCTCACGACGTTAATCTGAAGGTTTACGCTATGCACGGCGCCCGCCAAGCACGTGGCGATCTGAAACGCCACGGATTTGCGCGCGGCTCGGTCGGCTGTAGGCTGGTTGGAAATAGGCGGCTGGTAGACGTAGAAGCCTTTTGGCAGGAAATCGCCGGTCTTGATCTGTCCAAAGCTTGCGCCGGTCCAGACGCCAGGGGCGAGCAGCCCGTTGTTTACGCCCTGCGCCAGATCAGCCTCGAAGATCGTCGCGATTTGATGCATGCCGCCGTCTGTCTGCGGGATCTTCGTCGTGCTCGCCTTCAGTGCGCCGTATCCATCGGATTGGAGCGTGCTCTTGAGCCAATCGACGCCGATAATCGTATCGATGAACTGCCCGCTTGAGCAAATTCCAGGCTCGATTATGGCCGTGTTGTTGTTGTACGCCACGAACACGTTAATGTTGTAGCTTTCCAGGTTTGTAATCTGAGTCTGGTTGAGCGTTTCTGCAACAATTCCTGGCTCATTTTTGTACATGAGCGTGATTGCTGTATTGTTCGCACTCCAGTTAGTTGTTAGAATGCGGCCAAGCAAGCTCACGACAGCATAAACGCTTGAGCTTGAATACTGCACGATGGCGTTATAGCCCAACGCCTTGAGTTGGTATCCGATGTTGCTGGTGTCGCCCGATGTGAGCGCGCCCGCTTCACTAGTTGTCACACCGTAACGATGGGGCGCGGTCGATGACTGGCAGAAACCGGCAACTGCGACGTGATCCGAGTTGGCCGCGCTCAGGATCACGAGCCCATACCACTGATCGCTCCAGTTTGTGTCGAAGATGGTCGCCGCCGCCAGCGCGGTTTCCGCAGCGACGCCGCTGGCCTGATACGCTCCGGAGGAGGTCGAAGTCATTGCGAGCATGGCGCTGATGTCCACGCCCGAACCTGTCGCCGACACGAACGACACCGTGGAGCTTGCGCCGGTCGAATTCGATGTGACGACGAACCGTTTGTAGTTCGCATCCCAGGTCACAACCGCGCCGGTAAGCGCCGTCGAGATGACTGTGGCCACGCCGTTCAACGTGGTCTGGGCGCTGAAGTTCAATGAAGCGAGGTTCTGGACGCTGCCGCCATCGATGGTAATGCGCATCGACCCGGTCGTGATTGCCGTCCATACGGTCATAACCTGATTGGCCGCCGAGACTGCGCCGCCAACGAGTTGCCCCTTGGCCGCCGTCTTGCACCACCGCCCGATCAGCAACGATGTCGGCTGAGGCGACTGCGCGAACCATGCGGAGGCCGCCAGATATTCCTCAGCACTGGTCCCGAAATCCGTGCCAACAGCAGACGGGCTGCTGTAGTTCCGGAACCGGCTCACTGTATCGATGATTGCGGACGTGCCAAGGACAAGACACGAGTTGAAGTTAGGGGCCGTCGCGCCAGTAGGCGTCAACGACACGCTCGCGGTAATCAACCGTGAGATCGGTAGGCCGATTGTCATTGTTGTGGGAAACCTTAGGGTGTATTTACAGAGCCAGACACGCCACTATCCGTTGCAACGGTCGCGTGCGCGGTGAGGACGTCGAGGACGGGATAGACGCGCACGATCTCGCGCCGGACGGTGAACGGCAGATCGACCCGGTACAGCCAGCGCTGCTTGACGATCACAGGGACCGCCGTCAGATCGCCGCAGCCGACGAAGCCCATCCCTGCGCGGTTGAGCGTTTCCAGATTTTGGCCGATGGACAGCCCGTCCCGCAGGAGAGCCGCATATTGATCCACCAAGCCGCCCGTCCCGAGATCGTAGAAACTCACGAGAATGTCGATTTCCTCATGTCGCCGCAGCGTGTCAGAGCCGCTGGCATGGCCAACGTAGGGGAACGTGTCGGACTTTCGCGAGGTGTACCGGAACGCCGCCCAAGCCTGCCCCCCATCGGGGATGTCGGGAGGCTCAGATTGAAATGCTGGCCTCACCATTGGGCCAGGAAGCCCCGTGAGGGCTACGATAATTGGCTGGATGAAGGTGTTGAGCCCATCGCCTTGGAGAGGCGCAGGACTCGCGGCGGGCGACAGATAGCCGCCCGTGGAACTGTCTGCCATGGGCGACCTGCTGTTAGCGCGGAAAAAGGATCAGGCAATGGTCATCATTGGATCGACGTAGACCGTCGCGCTCGGCTTTGCGACGTAGACGCGCGCAACGACAGGGCCGGTTTGTGGTGTTGTCATCCGTGTGTAGCTATCAAGCTCCTGGGGCAGTCTTGCTAAATGTGGTGGCAGTCACAGTCTGCCCGATAACAACGCTGATACTGTCTACAGTCATGTCACCACCTCCACCTGTAGCGGTTACAGACCCCTGCTCAGAACATGTCGTGCCAGTGCTATCGTAAAAGCGGTAATGCCCGATGGAACCAGCTGCAGACATGCTTGTGGACCATACCCCGTTCATAGACACCACGCCGTTACTTGCCGAAGTGAGCCAGTCCGAGGGAAGTGTGATTGTTCCCAGCAGTACGCCAGACGCGGAGGCCGCACAGTCCACCGGCTGTATCCCTGTGTAGAAGCAGAGCGACGGCCCCGTTCCAAGCGTAGCTTCGAATTGCGCGCATAAGTTATTCCGAAGTGCTACCCCATATTGGATAGTCATGGTGTTGCCTCACGTCAAGCCGAAACGATATTTATTCCAAGATCTGAAATACCTGATGATGTTGAGTCGGCAGAAACCAACGCGTACAAGGCTGTGTTTGAGTAAACCTGTGGAAGACCCACTCGCAACATATCGTGTAAATCCGCGCTATTGGCAATAGGGATACGCCCAGACCACAGCCGCCGCATTACCAGCACGTTGAACGTTCCCGCCGATGCTACTGATCCAGCTACGTTAGTAACCTGCTGAATACCGCTATCTCCAGATGCAAACGGAAGTTGCCAACAACGCCCAACTGTTGGAGCGGTTGTTAGACCGGCTGCACCTGTAGTTTGTCCTGTTGTTCCGCTTTGGTTCGTATAAGTTACGTTTACCGCCTGATTGCCCGTAGCAGCCGTAACTTGCTCTGCCCACAATTCCAAGCCGTTGTAGTTAGTTCCGGGCAAACGTCCCGAGAACGACGGCTGAGAGGATAGGGCTGTATTGGCATTGTATGCATAAGCACCCGCCTTGAATAATAGGTCGAATAAAGCGATGCGGCATGCTACAGTACATCCGAACTCGACACTGCCAAGATATCCTGCTGCGCCACCAGCGAAATCGACGATTGCCGGAAACCCCGCTGTGGTATCGTCAGGCACAACACCAGCAGCCGTACTAGAACCGGCCAGTGTCCCTGCACCAGGTTCGCCAGCCAAATCAATAAGGGTGAACCAACCAGCCGCAACGGTAGTGCGTGTTGCAGTCCTTATAAGGGGAATGCGCTGACGAGCCGCCCCAATGAAGCCATCAAGTGTAGTAATTGACATTTTATCTTGGCCTAAGAATGATTGAATAGTGAACTGGATTCTTGCTGATGTCAGAGAATTTTCTTGCGACGGCTTTGAATTCATCAACAGATGAGTTGCTTGGGAACGACGTTGCCACTGCCTTGGTAGCGAAACCCTTGATGAGCACAGATTGGACAAAAAAATCTTCACCTGTAAAAGGTGTGCCGTACGTGATCACAATGATGCCGGGAGACCCGACGCCATTGGCAGCAAAGGTGCTGTCGTCATAGGGATCACCTGCTGAACCGCCACCCGCACCATAGCCGCCGCCAGCGCCACCAGCGGCACCAGCAC